TTGTGTTTTATGATCATAAACCTGTTTTTTATATCCTAATTCTAATAGGTAATTCTCAAAGCTCATCGTCTACTACTTTTAAAACTCGGTAACCTCTATATTTTTTAACCTCACGTTTCAACTCAGTACAAAGTTGTTTGTATTGTTCTGAATCCATTGCAAGTACTTGACGTTTCTTTAAATGATTATCAGGTAGCTTAGCTATATGATAGTCTAATAATTCAGTTACTGATACTTCCATTACTTAGATTTTTTAGTTGGTTTCTCTTTAACTTCCCATAGTTCATTATCAACTGCATACTTGTATATCTTATCAAATATACTGTTTTCGCCACAAGTTAAGCATTTAGTTAAATCAATTGTTTCTCCTGTAAGCTCTGCGTATTCATTAACAATTGCTAACATAATTGAGTTGGATGCGTCTGGTTTGTTACCGTATGCAACCACACCTAAGATAAACTCTTTATTTTCTTTAATCATAATTTTACGTTTGTTTTTATTTGTTTAATAATTCTAGCCTTGTTTCTTTTAACTAATCTGTAATTGATATCTAACTCCTTTGATATTTCGGTGAGCTTTTTGCCAGCTAAGTTTTCAAATAGAATGAAGACGTCTGACTCTTTAATATTTTTGTTAGTGTTTAAAAAATTAAATACATTCTCAAAGTCAGTGTCAAGTTGATAGTTGTAATTGTTATCAATTTGGTTAACATTATCAGTTGACTTAAATGAGTTACACATTTCGAATAGTACGTTATCTTTACCGTTGAGACAAAAGGAACGGGATTGATTATTAGCTTTGCCAAACATAACAGAGAATGTAAAAGCCTTTAAATTGTTTATCCTATTAAACTTTTCGTCTTCTAATGAATATAAATATAAAAATGTTTCTTGATATAAGTCTTCCCAAATGAAACGATTATTGCATAGCTTTCGAGCATTAGCTTTAAGATTTGCATCTTTGTATAAATCAGATATTTGTTTTTGTTTTATCAAAATATAATACAAATATATAAATTAATTACAATAAATAACAAATTGCCAGCCATTTATATTTACTTTTTGGCAAATAGGCTTAATAAATAGTATTTCAAAGTATTTCATATTAGAATGGATTGTCTATATTGTTATTAATTAAATCAGTTGTTTCATTTAAAAAGTTGGTATTGTCTATTTGTTTTGGAGCTTCAATAGTATTTATCCATGATTCATAACTTGGAGTTCCTTTGTAATATCTACCATTTGTTTTATCCCATGCTAAGTGAACGCATCCAGTTTCACCCCAGTGTTTAAATTTAACCTTTTGAATATAAACTTCAGTTGTATATTCTTTATAGTTTCTGTAAACTGTTATTCCGTTTGCGGTCTTATTGTAAAAGTTAGCCGAGCCACTAATTGAGTATAGGTTAGGTATTTCGTATAAACCAGACTTTTCGTCTTTTCTTATTTTAGTTGGATGAGCTACTAAAAAACAATGTACTTTGTTTAATTCACAAAAGCGAACTATTTTATCTAACTGCTCACTAATGTACTTAGTTTCATTAGTTGTGTATTTATGATCTAACTTATTCCAGGCATCAATAACAAATCCTTTAATACCTTTTTTACGAACTAATTGGCGAACGCTATCAAGTATATTCTCTAACCCAAAATCATTCTCTGGATTAATAAAAAAGAAATTATTTGAATGGTAGTCAATCATTTGTTTTAAATCTAATGGACTCATACGGTTATTACCCTCAAAAGGTTTCCCGCTAATCTTTTCAGCGAACTTAGAAAAGTGTAATTCAAGTGGGTGATTTTCGGGTGAGTATAAAGCAAACTTCCAATCATGTGAAATGTTTAATCGACAAAGAATAAAGTCAAGAAACTCACTTTTACCATGTCCTGGAATGCCTGTAATAGTTGTAAGGTAACCCTCTTGAAACCTAAGAAACATATCAAACTCAGACATACCAATACCAACACCCTTAGGTAATCCATTGTTATAAAAGTCGTAAATATTATCTGAAATATCATTAGCGTTAAAAACTCCTACAATTGGATATTCTTTAGCATCATTTATGCAATCGATTGTTAATTTTATGCCATATTTAATTAAACAATCATTAGCATCTTTAGTATCTTTAAAAGTAACCTTACTACAATTTTCAAAGCCTAAACGTCTGGCCAATTCATTTTGTAGATTATGACCAGCCTTGTCGTTATCGAGTGCTAAAATAAACTTTGTATTATCTGAAAATGAGTCTATGCAATTGTCTAAGTATTCTAAATTAATGTTACCTAATCCAGCACCGTTAGGAACTGAAATAACGTTTTTAAATCCGCATTCATATAAAGCTAAAACATCCATTTCTCCTTCAACAATTATAATAGTTTCATTATCGATTGTGGCGTCTAAGTTATAAAAAATAAGTTCAGCATCTTTAAAAAGTTTAAAATCTTTATCTTTGCCACGTGATTTAATATTTATCAGTTCTCCATTACGAAAATAGTTAAATTGAATAGTTTGAATTTCAGCCCTTGCTTTTGGCATCCATTCAACTGCTTCCCCAACTTTTAACTCTAATAGTGTTTTTTCGCTAATTAAACGCGTTTTAAAGTAGTTTAAATACTTTTCTGTATATTTACTTAACTCAACTAATTTAGGACGCTTAAATTCAATTTGTGTGTGTTTTGGTTCAAAAGGTTTATTTTCTACTAAAACAATTCCACAATGATTGCATCTACCAGCTCCTTTGTTTAGGTTAAAGGAAAAGCATTTATCTGTTTTCTTTTTACGAGTTGGCGAACATTCAGGGCAAACCATTTGATTTTCTCCATTTTTATGAACGTCGATGGTATACTCTTTTTTATCTGCTAAGTTAATTACTTTGATATCTGCCATTTTAGTAAACCATTTTTAAAGGTGAGTTTGTATCTTTAATTTTGTTTTCGTCTTTGAACCAAACTGCTTGAGCTTTTTGTTTCCAATTTTTAACCTTGTTTCCTTTGCTATCTTTCCAGGAAGCTACTGAATAATAATCAAAAAACTTTTGAGCTGAAATTTCAGAGTAGCCATTTTCAAAAAAATAAAGTTTAATATCATTTATATTTATTTCTTTTTCTTCTTCTTCTTTTATTCTTATTTCATTCTTATTCTTATTCTTCTTTGTTGAAATTCGTTGAACGGTCGTTGAACGGTCGTTGAGCAATCGTTTAACGTTCGCTCTACTTTCCGCACTTTTCTTACCATTGGCAGAGTTTACTTTTGATACATGATTAGCATCAATTAACTGTTCGTCTAAGAATTTAATTGAAATTATATCATTTTCAACTTCAACAAATGTATTAATTAAATTTAATAATTCAGCAGGATTTTTATATCTTTTGTTAATATCGTCAATAGTTAAATTACCATCACGTTGCCAGTATAAAGCACAAATATTAATAAATAATCCTTGAGTAGATAAAGATTCAAAAACTATATCTCCAGTCATCCATTCAGATACAGTGAATTTAAAATAAGGGAAATTTTTAGCCATAATTTTATTTAATGCAAAAACCCCAAAGAATTGGAGTAGGAGTTCCGCATCAATGAGGCTTTTAAGTAATGTGATTAAATAGTTGCTCCTACACAACGTTCACAAAGATAGTAAATTGTTTTTTAATATCCTAATTAAAATAATGTTAAAATACTATTTTTTTCTTCAACAAATGCTTTGTGATTAGATTCATTTATTTTAAAATAACTTTCTTTTAATTCAATACTAATTGACTTTCTATTCATTTTAATAGCAGAACATCCTTCAGAACCAATCCCGCCAAATGGACTTAAAACAGTTTCTCCTTCATTTGAATACAAATGTAATATTCTTTCAATAGTATCTAATTGTAAAGGGCAAATATGCTTTTCGTCGTTACCGTCTCGACCAGAACGATATTGTAAAGTTCTTGAATAATCAATATCCATCCAAACAGGCGAAGCGTATTTTTGCCATAAATCAACTGGCAAATAATCTAATCTTGATTGATCTTTATCTTGATGAGTTATAGGCGTTTCATTTTCTCCTTCGTTTCTAAAAAATAAAACATAATCAGGAATACCAACTCTTGACATTATACTATCTTTTTTAATAGTTTTATGTAGTAATC